TGGGGAAGGGCAGCCGCTTAATGTCACCGCCCTGAGCCTGAGTCGTCATCTTCATCTTGGCCCGGGGCTTAGAGCCCTGCTTATCCGGGTCGAAATTCGGGTTATCCCTGAAGATGTATGTTGCTCCGTCTACGTCCTTGAAGGGCAAGTTACTGGGAACGCGGTCGTAGTCTACGTTCCCATCCTCATCCCTCTTAACCCGAGGCGGCTTCTTCTTACCTCCCGGAGCGGCCTGCTTCCCAATGGGCTGCGTGGGTGGAGCGGCTTGACGCTTCGGGGGCGTGGGAGCCACCGGAGGAGCCTTCTTTGCCACAGGCTTCGGCTTGGGGATGGCGGGGGCCGGAGCCGCTACCTTCTTAGGCTTTGCCTTTTCAGCGGGAGCCGCACTAAGCTTGGATACAGGCTTCGGGGGCTCCTCTTTATTCATCGTAAGAAGCTTCTCAGCGAGCTTCTTAAGTGCTAGAATCTCATTATCCGTGAACGGACTCTGGACAACCACGGGCTTCTCGGCCTCGGGCTTTTCCATGCCCAAGAGGCCCGCCATCTGCCCGTAAGCCCACTTACGGCCCTCCGCATTAACGGTTCGGGCCTCAGGGGTATTATTGTCCTCAACGACACCGTTCTTTAAGATGACCTCGTAATAAGCCGCCATTTGCAGCTTCTTACGGGCCTCCTTCATGATATCGCTGGAGTCTTCGTCCTCTACTTGTTCATCGTCATCCTGATACACCTGAGCAACGGTATCTAGAATGTCTTCTTCGTCTTCTTCTAGTGCCCAGTCAGCTTCAAGAGCATCAAAGGAGTGTCCCATGCTATATTATAGCACGTTTTCTCCACTTTATCTGACAGGACATGCTCCGGTCGTGCATTCTAGACTGTCCTGGATGTCATTCATCTCCATAGACTCTAGGCTGTCGATGGGGAGGGTCTTCGATAGAAGCTCAATGTAGCGCTCTTCCGAAATCTCCTCAAAGGGTGCCTGGGCGAAACCATGCTCCGAGTGCAAGAGAAAGGAGACCGTCTTAGTGGACGTATTATAGTTCTCACCCAGCCAACCCCGAATCTCGGGAAGCTCCTCTTTCTTATAGTAAACGGTGCAAGAGACGGCGTTATCGGACCACTCCGTCTGTAGCTTCTTTACCCACTCCAACTGTGTGATGGCGGTCGTATCCTTGGCTAGGACCGTGCCCCGGGGGTAGCTGCACGGGAACTCGACCACGACCGTATTCGCATCGTCAGTGCCATCGAAGTTACGCTGGAATTCAACGACATAACCCGACTTACGGCAGACATCGACAAGCTCCGAATTGGCAGCGATACGGATGCGACGGATGAAATACTGACTGTAACCGGGGTGAACACCCGGGGTAACGCCAGCTAGGAGACTCAGGGTCCCCGAGGGCTTGCACGTCGTCAGCTTAATCGAGGGCGCTACGCCAATCTTCGCCGAATACTCCACATCAAAGGCGCGGAGGCTTGCGTAGGCCTCTTTAAGCCAAGCCCGCTGCTCGTCTGTAGCCTGAAGGTACCCGGTGACGCCGATGCCCATACGCATGTTCTTATGGACGACGTCTCGGGTCTCCGGGTGATGGCAGTCGAGTAGGAGGGAGTGTTTGTTGATGCGATAGAGGTAGCGTAGAACCTTCTCTAGCTCAGCCGCCGAGGCGATATTCGGGAGATAAACCTCGGCTAGACAGCACGTCTCATAGGGCTGTAGGCTCTGCTCTGCACAAGGGTTGTAGCCAACGACCTCAACATCCGGATACTGAATCTCGCCGAGTCGGCCGCAGCTCTGGGACAGCTTGAGATTGATGAGGCCGTAAGGCTCGCCGTTGCCTTTGTACCCTTCCCAGAAGACCTCCGGGAGCTTCGAGATGTCGTTGCATACGACCGAATTATTCGACATCGCGCGCCAATTCGGTACCCCGCCAAGGTCCCAGCGCTTCGCAGCAAGAAACTGTAGGTCGTCCGCGTCACCGAGGGCGAGCTGGGCCGAGCGGCGAACGTTGCCTGATACAACAACGAAGCCGATGATATTCATGATGTCTAGGGCGTCGATGGGGCGAATCTTTTTGTTGGCCCGGGCATTGATGACCTTGGAAATCTGCTCCATGCCCCAGCAAAGCTCCTCGGGGCCACCGGCTACACCGCCGAAGCCCTTAATGGGAGCGCCCTTGCCACGGACGCAGACTGTAGAATAGGTGAAGCCCTTCCCCGTGATGAAGTGGGCCGTGAGTACACGCTCTAGAAGCGCCACCCAGCCCTCACGTGAGTCCGGGACGATGAAGTCCGCGTCATTGGTATCCTGACGAACAATTTTCACCCGCTTGGGCTTGGGAAGCTCGTAAACGAATTCCTTCTGGATGTTGTAACCAACGCCAGCTCCAAGCATGAGCGCGTCCATAGCCCAGGTGAAGGGCCGTACGGGTTCATTTACGACTGTGACCGCACAATTCTGAAGGCTCATGAGGCCGAACTTCTGGACGGTCCGGGTCCCAAGCTGCCATAGGAAGCGGCCGGCCACGGTGCCCTTGAGGTTGAGCATGATGTCCGTAAGCTCAGTCTTCTCAGTATCGGTGAAGCCTACCCCAAGCTGGGTGTCCGTGGCATCGACGATACGGGCCACGGTGTCCACAAACTCTTCCTTCTTCGTGGACTGCTCATTAATGTTACGGGAGTACGTTCTCTTGTACGTAATATAGCCTACTGGACCCCACGGTGTAATCGCCTGACTCATATCCTAGATACCCTCGCTGTGACTAACAACCAACTTACAAAACTTGACAAAATCCGCGTCCGATAGGTCGCGCTTCATAAGGTTGGCAGTTTTGCAAACCCACTGAACGTTACCTATTTCATAGCACCGTTTGGAGTCAATTCGGTCCAAGGAAGCGAACCTTTGTCTCATTTCTTCACTGACAGAATGGGTGTTAGAAGGCGGGATAACCAGCTCTACTCCGGTGAGCGCGCATTTACCATCTTGTTTTAGCCACAATTCCCAAAGATATTCATTAGGTATGGTATAGTCGCGCTTGCGAAGTCTAGCGTTAGCTTTATTTTGAGCAATTAGTGTCCCGGGAAGGTCTCCTACCCCAGTCCACTTGTGATTCCTTTTGCCGTATCGTTTATTAGGCTCCATCTGAATGCCTAACGTTTTTGAACCATGATTCACCGATGCAGATTGCATCGGCGGCATCGTTATCTTTGACCTTAAGTTTCAGGCCGAAAACTTCGTTTACATGGGCCACGGCGAGGTGCTTTGCAGTCACTTTCCCCTTGACACCCACTTTCTTTTTGTCGAGTTTGGTCTTTGTTTTAGCTGCTTCGCGTTTGGCCTTGGATAGCTTGGCGTTGGCCTTTTTCTGCTCCTTGGACATAATGAGTCCAATGGCCGAGCGCCACGCAATCGAGTCCACGTAAAAAATAGGCGCAAAAGTAACACGCCTGATTAGCTCGAAATGCAAGAAATTAAGGAGCTGTTGCGTGAATCTGTTTTTACCGTTATTGATAGTCTCAACAATGACGGCGTCGTACCGGGTCTCTCCTAGGAACCGGTCGACAATGGATTTGATTTGGGCTTCCGCAGCGGCTACAAAACAGTAAGGATACTTACCATAATCAAAGACCTGCTTCTCGGCATGGATTACGCCATGTTCCAAGAGTTTACCGTCTTCAAAGGTAGCAAAACCACAGTGCGTAGATAAATCTAGGGCAAGGATTTTCATGAAAGAAAACCCCCAACGCTGCTTTCTCCAGCCGAAGGGGGTTCAGGTTAGATTAGGATTGTCGGACTAGGTTCTAGAGGGCGCCCTTGTCCTCAAGGACCTGCTTCGCGTACGCGATTTGAAGCTTGTAACTCTTCAGGTTTTCGCGGTACGGCTCCATGAGATTCTTAAGACGGTCCTTCGTCTCGTTCACGTCTGGGTCTAGCTTTAGAAGCCCACGCTCACTGACCTCTAGAAGGGCCACCTGGCTAACCTTCTTCTTAATATCCTCCGGCGACGAGGAGTCAATCTGCTCCTTGTAACCCTCCGGTAGGTCTGCCCACTTGTCCTTCTTCGGTCCCTTCGGTCTTCCCATTTACTTGTTCTCTTTCCGGGCCGCAATATGACCCTTTTCTTCGTCAATTGCCTTTTCGATACGACGTACTAGTTCCATCGATTCCTTACGGTCCTGAATAGCCCTAGCTCGCATATCAGGATGGATTTCAGCAATTGCCTGATGGTAAGCTACTGTCGTCTGAGCATTAAGTAGTTGTGCCTTAAGCTGTGTCATGTACAGCTTCTGAATCTTTTTCACTGATTTTCCAGTCATTCGCTCCACACACTTTCCGTTGTATCTAAGTCAAATTCAATACTTACTTCCTCTTTAAGCAAACCCTTTGCATTAAGCATGGTTAGGACAGCGTCGATGTAGGCCACAGCTACAATGTCCCGCTCTTTAATGGGCTGGCGCTCAAACTTGAGCTTTGCCCCGGCTGGGATGGCCATGTGTCGCGCAATGGCAAGGTCTTTAACTCTATCCAGGTCCTCTTGCTTAATTCTTGCCATGCGTAATCTCCGACATCCCGTTGATATTCTTCACTTCGATGAATGAATCGAAAAAACTCTGGAACTCGGAGGCATGCTCAACAACAAGAACAAGCCCCATTCTACCCGCCTCTGTGAGAATGTCAAGGCAAGATTGTTTGGTAGGTACATCATGACCGTGGAAATATTCATCTAGTACGAGCCAGCCCGGGGCAACTCCTTGACGCTGGGTAACGACCTG